TTGTTAAAAGATACGTTGAAAAACTGAGAAGTATGCTTTGACTCTTGCAAATGTGGGGACAACTTTTTAAAAAAAATGTGATACTATAATCTTGCAAGGCATGGTGAACCTTGTAGGGCTTGCTGATTAGAAGTTTTTGCTTTCTTTTTCGTTTCATGTCCTCCTTTCTTTGTGAATATGTCCTTAAGAGAAACAGATTCGAGCGGAATCTGGAGGTTGAAAAGCGGATGCAATTTCCGGCATATTCATTAGCCGGTTTGACTGACTGGTAACACCTCTTTGTAAATGAAACAACATCTCCGTGAAAGTCGGATAGTGGCAGGCATAACACGATAAATACCTTGCTAACCCGGGAATCCGGGTTAATGGAATGTAGCTCAGTGGTAGAGCAGTAGCCTTATAAGCTATGTGCCGCAGGTTCGATTCCTGCCCTTCCGATTACCTTGCCAGTGGTCTAACTGGCTTAATCCATACCTGCGGCGGCAGGTCAATAAAAACGGCCAGGAGGATATATATGCAGAAACTTATTGACACATTAAAATCATTTGGAATTGAGATCCCGGAGGACAAGCAGGCAGATGTTAAGAAAGCACTCTCTGAGCATTACAAAAATGCGAAAGAAGTAGCGAAAACTCTGTCAAAAGTCGAGGGAGAACGTGATGACTGGAAAGAACGTGCTGAGACAGCAGAAGAAACTCTGAAAGGTTTTGACGGTATCGACCCGGCGAACATTCAGACAGAGCTTGCTGAATGGAAGAAGAAAGCCGAGGATGCAGAAAAGGAATTCAATGCGAAGATCTATGACCGCGATTTTTCAGACGCACTTAAAACAGCACTTGATGATGTTAAATTTTCCAGTGAGGCTGCAAAGAAGTCTGTTATGGCAGACATTAAAGAAGCCGGATTGAAGCTGAAAGACGATAAAATCCTTGGGCTGAATGACTTGATCGAGCAAATGAAACAGACTGACGCATCCGCTTTTGTAGACGAATCTCAGCAACAGGCTCAGCAGAACCAGGCAAGGTTTACTACTCATGTTGGACAGCAGCGGACACCGGGGAACATGACAAAGAAAGATATTGAAGCAATCAAAGACCCGTCCGAGAGACAGGCTGCAATTGCTCAGAATATCCAGTTATTCCAGTGATTTTTTTACACCGACTATGCATCAGAGCGTAGCCGCTAACCCAATACCTTAACAATTATGGGTAGAAAGGATTTTTTTATATGGCAGCAAAAGCTAATCTTATTATGACTAATGATATTCAGGTAAAGGCACGTGAGATTGACTTTGTTACCAGATTCGAAAGAAACTGGGAACACTTACGTGAAATCCTTGGTATCATGCGTCCAATCAAAAAGACACCCGGAGCGGTTCTTAAATCAAAATATGCAGAAGGTACATTACAGAATGGAAATATTGGTGAGGGTGAGGAAATCCCTTACAGCAAATTCGTTGTAAAAGAAAAGCCCTATGCAGAAATGACTATTGAGAAGTACGCAAAGGCTGTATCTATCGAAGCGATCAAGGATCACGGTTATGAGAACGCTGTTCAGATGACCGATGATGAATTCCTTTTCCAGCTTCAGACCAATGTTACTGAAAGATTTTATGATTATCTGAAAACAGGTACCCTCACATTTACAGAAACTACTTTCCAGATGGCTCTGGCAATGGCCAAAGGCCGTGTAGAAAACAAATTCAAACAGATGCACAGAAATGCGACTGGTGTTGTTGGATTTGTGAATATTCTGGATGTATACGAATATCTCGGAGCAGCTGAGATTTCTATTCAGAACCAGTTTGGATTCCAGTACATGAAAGATTTCATGGGCTTCAATACTATTTTCCTGTTATCTGACAGTGAGATTCCAAGAGGACAGATTATTGCGACACCCGTTGAGAATATCGTTCTGTACTATGTTGACCCGAATGAATCTGACTTCGCAAGAGCAGGACTTGCATATACCGTATCTGGCGAGACAAACCTGATCGGATTCCACACACAGGGTAATTACCACACAGCAGTATCCGAAGCATTCGCAATCATGGGACTTACCCTCTTTGCAGAGTACATTGATGCTATTGCTGTTGGAACCATCAACACAGCTCAGACGCTTGGAACTCTGACTGTAAACTCTGCGGCAGGAAGTAAAAGTGGAGATACTAAAGTGACCATTACTCCGGCAAAAGCAAGCGCAGGAAATGTGTACAAGTACAAAGTTGCATCATCTGAGACTGCTGTAGACTACGGACAGAATGTGAAGAACTGGAGCGCATGGGATGGAGAATCTGACATTACAGCAGCAACAGGGCAGGTAATCACAGTGGTTGAGTGCGACAGCACCTATAAGGCGCTTAGTGCTGGACACGCGACTGTAACAGAAAAATGATGATCGACTAGGAGGTAACTGGCATGGCTTATGCAGATTATGAATTTTACACAACTTCATACTTCGGCTCTGTCGTGCCAGAAACCGACTTTCCACGACTGGCAGAAAGAGCCAGTGATTTTGTGGATTTGATGACATTCGACAGGTTGGTGGACGGGCTGCCGACAAACGAACGCGCACAGAAGCGTATCAAAAAGGCGGTCTGTTCATTGACTGAACTTATGTATCGATTAGAACTTGCGGAAAAAAATGCAACTTCCTACGCTACCATGAACGGCTCATCTGTATCAACCAGATCTGGGGAATATGGGCTTGTAACTGACGGTGATGGGAATATCCGCCTGGTACACACAGCTTCAGCAGTAAGTGGCGATAATGATACAGGAATTGTGATCAGCAAATCCTCTGGCAGTGAATCCATTTCCTACGCCACACCTCAGCAGATTGGAGCGAGCGCAAAGGAGTGGAGTGCGGTATATGCCGCCGCCGGAGATGTGCGGAAAACGAATGACTTACTCTTAAAGACAGCTTTGCCACTTCTAATGGGAGTAAGGACAGATGATGGAATACCGATTTTATATGCGGGGGTGTGAGTATGATTTGCAATAAAAAGGCTTATTCAGATATGCGAAAAGACTGTGAAAGCTGCCCAGACAAACAACAGTGTTGGAGCGGTAAAAATGTTGGAGTAGCCTATTTAGATGCAAGCATTATAGAAGAGGCATCACAGCCACTTATGAGAGAAACAAAGACTATAAATGTCGGTGGTGTACTCACAACGGTATATAAAGATGATATTGAAAGAGAAATATATAAGGCTTTGCGAGAGCCTTTTTCTCTGAATTTTGGAGCGTAAAGGAGTGATTATATGGACATTTCAACATTAGGCTCATGTATAGCAATCGTTATGATTTGCTACATCGTAGGAATGGGCTGTAAAGCATCAAAAAGAATCTCTGATGAATGGATTCCAGTAATCATGGCGGTTATTGGTGGGATTCTTGGAGCTGTCGGGATGGGAGTTATCCCGGATTTCCCGGCATCGGACTATATCACGGCAGTTGCGGTCGGTATGTTTAACGGATTGTCAGCTACTGGTGTGAATCAGGTTATTAAGCAGACAGTGCAGAAAGAGTGATTTTATGGGCGGACGTGGCGGAAGTAGTGGATTAACATCTGTAAGTCCAGAACAAAAACGTCTTATGAGTAACTTGCAGAAACGTAATGCTAAATACTCTATGTATTCAACACCAAAATTCACAAAAAACAAGGATGGTTCGGTTTCTTATGAGTATAAAAAGGAACAGATAATCAATCATGTTCATGGCGGGAAAATGCAAAGTGCTGAAAAGAACGATGTTTACCGTCGCACAGAAGTTATAACTGGGAAAATTATGAAAGATGGATTACGTCGAGAAAACAAACCAGTCAAAACAGAAACCCTTATAAAAAGAGGAAAACGGTAAATTATGGCAAACAAACAAACCAGTATAGCCTATGAAAATCTGAACCGCCGTATTTTCCCCGGCGTTGGTGAATACGGTATACCGCAGATAGAACCTGAGGCATTCGAGGGCAACTGTGAATTTGTCGGTTTTAATTATGCCAGAAAAAAATGCAATAACCCAGAAGAGAAAGCTGTTCATTTCTTTTTGGACGATTATCAGTTTGATGCACTATGGAGAAATCCAGACAGATATGTGGATAAGCTGAGCAAATTCCGGTACATTCTAACACCGGATTTCAGCACTTACACTGATTTCCCGAAAGTCATCCAGATATACAACCATTACCGAAAACACTGGATAGGTGCATATCTGCAAGAATATGGTTGCCGTGTGATTCCAACAATATCATGGAGTACACCGGATTCTTACGATTGGTGTTTCGATGGGGAGCCAGAGGGCAGAACGGTGGCGGTCAGCTCAGTAGGTTGTATGAACAGCAAGGGCAAAAAATGCCTATTCTTATCTGGATACAATGCCATGATTGAAAAGCTGCACCCAGAAAGCATTATCTTTTACGGGAAAGTGCCGGAAGAGTGCAAAGGCAATATTGTCCGAATAAAACCATTCTCTGATAGATTTTCAAAAGCAATATGTGAAGGATAGGAGGGTATCATGTACGAAAAAACGGTGACGATTTTCAACTATTACGAAAGTGCCACAACGGGAGATGCGTACTGGTATCCTCATGTGTTATCTGGCGTTGACCTCATTACGGACAAGGGAGCAATTCTCAAAAAGTACGGACCAGACGCAACCGACAACGCACAGTTACACGTTCGATACACTGTCCAGAACGGCAATGTAACCATTACTGACAAGGACGGCAAGATTCTTCCATACGTACCGCCTAAAGAGTGGAAAAGACAGATTAACAACGCTCTGGAAGACACTATCACATTCTCAGATGAATCGTTCTTCTGGGAGGGTGAGTGGACTGGTGGAACGGTATCTGATGGTGATTATCGAAATGGATTTTATCAGTACATAAACCAGAACAAGGACAATGTATTTAAAATCACCAGCGTGGGCGGTCCGTATACACTGATACCACATTTTGAAATATTAGGAAAGTAGGATGCAATATGGCGGATAAACCGATCGGCAAGGACGCAGAGGGATATGAGATTCTGACAGAAGCCATGAAAGCTTTACTGAATCAGTATCCTGGACTGTATGAAAACGAAACAATCAAATATGAGGAACTTGGAACTGATAGCGGTATCTCATTCTTTGCGGATACAGGAGCATTAATCTATTCAGAAAAAGAGGATGTATGCGGAACGATGCACCAGGTGTGCCAGTATCCGTTTATCGTGGTTTACCGTACAGCTTCCGAAAAGGAGCGCCAGAAGCTATCTGTTCAGAAGTTTCTGGACAACCTTGGCAAGTGGATTTGCCGTGAACCAGTCACAGTAGATGGCACTGAGACGCGCTTATCCGCTTTTCCAGAGCTTTCCAGAGGACGAGTGATAAAACGCATCATTCGCGATAATTCCTACGGTACAGAGCCGCAGGAGAACGGTGTACAGGACTGGTTACTTCCGATCACAGTCAAATATGAATATGACTGGGAAAAATGGTGATTACACCAATTAAATATAATAACTAACCGGCTATCAATCGGAGATAGTCGCTAACCTACACAGCCTTTTAAGAGTTATAGGCAGAAAGGACATTTCTATGGCAGTTACAGGCAAAATTGACCGTAAATACATGGCTCATTATATCGATGCAGGTTCTCTCTGTGGAGGACTGACACCGAAGTATGAGCGTCTTGGAAAAGATCTGGAAGAGTACAATGTAGAACTCAATCCAGACACCGAAACATCTAAAAATATTCTTGGAGAATCCACATTTAAACATAATGGCTATGAAGTTTCTTCTGACGCTGATCCGTTCTATGCAGATACCACATCAGGCCTGTTCACAGCATTACAGAAGATCGTAGATGGACGTCTCAAAGACGACAACCTCAAGACAAAAGCAGTTGAAGTTCATCTCTGGACAGAAGCCACAGCAGGCAAATATGAAGCATACCAGCAGGATTGCTACGTTGTGCCGACCTCCTACGGCGGTGATACATCCGGATATCAGATTCCATTTACCGTCAACTATACCGGTGAACGTGTAAAGGGAAAATTTGATATCAGTTCCGGTACATTCACAGCTGACAGCGAATAAGCACATATACAAGGAGGACATGCTGAATGGCAAAAGTAATTAATGTCAAAATTGATGATGGAATTCTCATTTTTACATTTACCAACAACGAAGACGAAGTTTTTTCTTCTTTCAAGCTGAACCCGACGGACATTAACGTGGCAGCACGTGCAGAGGAACTGGCAGAATACTTTGAACAGCTCAAAGATTCTATCCAGAAAGTCGCTTCTGGCAAAGAAATGGCTGAACTGAACAAACAGATCGAGGATAAAATCAACTATCTGCTCGGATATGAAGCATCAAAGGATCTGTTCAAGGAACCGATCACAGCAACTACCGTGTTTGGAAATGGTCAGGTGTTTGCTTATATCGTACTTGATAAGATCGCAGAAGCAATCGCGCCGGAAATCGAAAAGAGGAAAAAGAAAATGCAAGCAGCGGTCAATAAGTATACGGAGAAGTATACAAAATGACCGCCTATGAGCTTCCCACCTCGCTTAACATAAGTGGGGTGGATTTTTCTATCAGAACGGACTTTCGGGCAATCATTGATATTCTCATTGCCATGAACGACCCAGGACTGGATGAACAAGCGAAATCAGTTGTCATGTTACAGATTCTGTTTGAGGACTGGCAGAGCATACCGGTTGAGTGTCTGGATGAGGCCTGTCAAAAGGCTTGTGAATTCATCGACTGTGGCCAAGCTGACAATGATCCAAACAAACCGAAGCCCCGCTTAATGGACTGGGAACAGGATGGAGATATGATCGTACCGGCTGTAAACAAGGTTGCTGGAAAAGAAATCAGAGGAGTGCCTTATATGCACTGGTGGACGTTCTTCGGATACTTTATGGAATCTGGTGAATGCCTGTTCAACACGGTTGTTGGAATCCGGTCAAAAAAGGCAAAAGGTGAACGGTTGGATAAATGGGAAAAGAAATTCTACCACGATAACAAGAACATTATTGACATAAAAACACGTCTCAGCGAAGAAGAGCAAGCGTATAAAGACGCGCTGAATGAGATGTTGAACCTCAAATAGCTAGGAGGTGGACACATGGCTGCTGATGGCTCAGTCATTATTGATACCAGAATGGATACAACCGGTGTCCAAAATGGCGTATCAGCTATAAAACAGTCATTTAACGGCCTTGGGAGTGCTGTAAAAAAAATCGGCCTGTTGATTGGTGGGGCGTTTGCTGTCGGTAAATTGGTACAGTTTGGCAAAGAGTGCGTGGAACTTGGCTCTGATTTGGCCGAAGTGCAGAACGTGGTCGATGTTACATTTACAACCATGTCCGATAAGGTTAATGAATTCGCAAAGAACGCCATGACCTCAGCCGGATTATCTGAGACTATGGCTAAACGGTATGTCGGTACGTTCGGAGCAATGTCTAAGTCGTTCGGATTCTCAGAAGCACAGGCTTACGACATGTCAACAGCTCTGACACAGCTGACTGGTGATGTAGCATCATTCTATAACATCAGTCAAGATTTAGCCTATATCAAGCTGAAATCCGTGTTTACAGGCGAAACGGAAACATTAAAAGATTTAGGTGTCGTTATGACGCAAAGCGCACTTGACCAGTATGCGCTTGCAAACGGCTACGGCAAAACCACATCTGAAATGACCGAGCAAGAGAAAGTTGCTCTTCGTCTAGCTTTTGTACAGAATCAGTTATCGGCCGCATCTGGAGACTTCATCCGAACATCTGACAGCTGGGCTAACCAGGTGCGAGTGATGCAGTTGCAGTTGCGGTCTCTCAAAGCAACAGTCGGACAGGGATTGATTAATATTTTCACACCTGTTCTGAAAGTTATTAATATCTTGCTAGGTAAACTGGCAACTCTGGCGAATGCGTTCAAGTCATTCACGGAGCTTATTACTGGCAAGAAATCATCAGGTCAGACAAGTGGAAGTGGAGCAGGTCTTACCGGAACAGACGCGATCGCAAATACAGCGGATCAGTATGGACAGGCAGCGGACAATGCAGAGAAATTGGCGGATGCCAATAGAGATAATGCAACAGCCACGAAAAAAGCAAATAAAGAAACAAAAAACTATCTTTCGTCACTTGACGAAGTACACAAGGCTAGTTCCACAGAGGGCACATCTTCAACTCCATCCGGTTCTGGATCCGGTGGAACTGGTTCTGGAGGCGGAGGATTGCCGAGTTCGGTTGGCAGTGTGGATTATGGCAGCCTAGCAGAGGGCGAAAATGCACTGGATAAAATCAGTGATTCTGCCAAGAAATTAGCAGACTTACTTAAAAAACTCTGGAAGCCATTCCAGGACGCTTGGAAGAAAGAGGGCAAGAATACTATTAATGCGGCAAAAACCGCACTTGATGGACTTAAAAAGCTCGCTGTAAGCGTAGGTAAAAGTCTTGTGGAAGTCTGGACAAATGGCACAGGCACAACAATGCTCACGACCATGCTTAAGATTGCCCAGAATGTGCTTAAGACCGTCGGGAATATCGCATCCGGTTTTGCTGATGCGTGGAACAAGAACAATGTCGGAACGCAGATCATACAGAACATTGCAGATGCTCTTGTAGTAGTTATGCAGTTTGTTGAAAGGATTGCCGCAGATACGGCAACATGGGCGGCAAACTTGGACTTCTATCCATTGCTAGAATCTATCAGTAATTCGACATCAAAAATGGTACCGATGTATGAAGCGATAGGAAATGTCCTTGAGCGGATATATAACAACATCATTCTTCCGATGCTCAAATGGGTAATTGAGGTAGGACTCCCGACAGTAATTAACTTAATTGCTGATTTGGTTGGATTCTTTACAGACCATCAATCTATTATCGAAGCATTTGGCACAGCTCTTATAGGTGCATTTGCCGCTACAAAAATAGCAGAATTAGCTTCGAGTATTGGTAAAAGCATCAGCACGATCATGTTGTATGCAAAAGGTCTCATAGCATTAATGACTGGTTCCGGTGGAATTATAGGCGGTATTAAAGCTATTGCAACAGCTATCGGACCGGGGGGAATATTCGCTATTGCCGTTGGAGCTTGCATTGCGATTGGTGTTTTGCTGTACAAAAATTGGGACAAAATCAAAGAGGTTGCAGGAATCGTAGCATCTGCTGTTGTTGGTTTCTTTAAAACAATGGGCGAAGGTGTAAGTATGATTCTTTCTGATCTAAAAGAGACTGTTACTGGAATCTTGGATGCGATAGGAACGCTTGTTTCAAATGTCGTTTCTTCGATAGTTAAATTTGTAACTTCAAAGACGCGAGAAATGGCAGAAGCGGCAACCAGAAAAATTAGTGGCATGAAAGAAAAGATGTCAACTTTATGGAACGGTATGAAAGCCAATGTAAAAGAAACTTGGGATAATATCATTGCGATTGTGAGAAATAAAGTTGCAGCTATCCGCGATGCTATTGTAAACAAATTTACATCGGCAAGAGACAGAGTAGTGGAAATCTTCGGCGGCATCCGTGATACCATCCGTGACATTCTTAACAAGGTCATCGGAATTGTCAACGGTGCGATTGGAACTGTCAATAGTGCGATCGGCGGAATTGAATCAGCATTTACATTCGGACCGTGGAAGATTCCAACTCCTTTTGGTTCAAGAACAATTGGATTTACAGCTAATTTTCCAAGAGTTCCTACAATTCCATATCTTGCAAAAGGTGCCGTTATTCCGCCAAGATCAGAGTTTCTGGCAGTCCTTGGAGACCAGAAGAACGGTCGCAACCTGGAAGCACCAGAAGACCTGTTAAGACAGATCGTAAGAGAAGAAACTGGCGGAAATCATGGTAGTGGCGGAAATTACAGATTTACAGCGCAATTGAACCGCAGAACGATATTTGATGAGATGATTGACGAAGCAAAGTTAAGGCGTGATGCAAGCGGTACAAATCCGTTTGAACTGGCATAGGGGGGGGTGAGAACGTGGCATTTTCGATAAGCAAATCAATAACTGATAGATATAAAATAAATGGACTTCTCATTCCTCAGCCAGATAAGGATATGCAGTGTAAATTCGAAACTACATATTCAGAAGGAAGTAACCGTACACAGTATGGAAGAGCAATAATAGTACCACTTTATACAGTTATGCAATATAGCTATAAAGCCACAAATGTTCGCGTTGATGAGAAATCAACCAATCTCGTAAATGCAATAATTAAAGGGAAACCGTTTATGTTGTATCACTGGTTAGCACACAAAAACGAATGGCGTTCAGAACAGTTTTATGTTGGAAAAATGCAATATAATATAGCTCAAGTAGGAGAATATTATTCTGAAATATCATTCAATATGCAGGGGGTGAATCCGCTTGATTAATGCGTCTAAAGAATTTAAAAACGCACTTGCAGAAGGTAAAATACTATGTGAAATAGTGGATATCACTTTTGCCGATGGAAGAAAAAAGACCTTGGACAGCGAAATTCTGGTAGGCGGAGGAGGCTTTACGGATTGCGCTGAAAGCAGCAGTTTCCCGATTGGAACCACAATATGCAAGTCCATGACACTGAGCCTGGATAACACAGAGGACCAGTGGAAGGATTACTACTTTTACAAAGCAAAATTAACCGCCTACCTCAAAATGCAAGTAACTGATAGCGTTGTGGAAACCATAAAAAAAGGAACCTACACCATTACAGCTCCTGAGCAGTACGGTGAAGTCCTTGAATTCACAGCACTAGATGATATGTATAAAGCTAATGCGCCTTACACAAGCAACCTTGTGCTTCCACAGTCAGCTTTTACATTGCTCCGGGATGCCTGCGAAACTATTGGAATCTCTATGGGATTTTCCTCCATGGAACACGGGGACGTGGTGATTAACAGTATTCCAGATGGGATCACTTTCCGGCAGCTGATTGGCTGGGTAGCTATGTTAGATTCGGCTAATGCAAGGGTGGACGTAAATGGTAATTTACAGTTAATCAAATGGAATTTCGATTCTGTATCAGTAGACTACGGAGCGACAGTTGGGGCTGATGGATATCTTGTGTTTGGAGGAGGATCAAGCGTAGATTCCAACGGATTCATTTCTCCAAGCGCCGGAAACTGGTACTTAGATAGTGATGGATATCTCACATTAAAAGAAGGAGTTGGAAATCCTATCAGATTGAGAGATTATTTTTCTTCGCCGACTCTCTCAAGTGATGATATCGTAATAACTGGAATCAAGATAAAAAATACGGAATCAAATGCCATGTACGGAAAAGATGGGTACGTCCTGGAATTGGAGAATGATTTGCTTAGTGATGCCGATCTTGAAACTGTAGCTGGTTGGATCGGAGGTAATCTAATCGGGAAATCATTCCGGAGCATGGAGGGAAGTCTGATTTACAACCCATTAACAGAATTTGGAGATATGGCTTTTACTTACGACAGAAAAGAAAATAAGTATATAACGCCAATTACCGATGTATCAAGCAGGCTGAACGGAACAACAGATGTAAAAACAAAAGCCGAAAATCCAATAAGAGGGAGCAGTAAGTTTTTATCATCTGCTGATAAAACATTAATAGCTGCTAAAAAAATCATTGAAAACGAAAAAACAGCCAGAGAACAAGCTGTTAAAAAACTTGAAAATGCGCTGGCTAATTCAGAGGGACTTTTTGAAACTCTTGAGGTGCTTGAAGATAAAAGCGTTATTACTTATTTGCACGATAAACCATTACTAGAAGAATCAAAAGTTGTGATAAAGCTAACCAGTAATGCTATAGGGGTTTCCAATGATGGCGGTGAAACTTATCCATACGGATTTGTTGTTGACGGAACATTGATAACAAGGCTTTTATACGCAGAAGGGATAAATGCGAATTATATAGATTCCGGTGCTTTAACTGTTAGGGATTCTGATGGAAATATAATATTCCAGGCAGATATGAATACAAAAAAAGTATATCTCGATGGATCCGTGCAGATAGGCGGCGGGAAGACCATCAATGATATCGAACAAACAGCTGAAAATGCAATGAAAGCAGCTGCACTTGCTAAGAACATGACATTACAATTAAGCAATGAATATCAGGGAATATCTGTTGATTCTGACGGGAATTATGGGACATTTCCAAACGGTGTGACTACACAGGCAGTTGTGATGTACGGAACACAGGATATTACAACTGATTGTAGTTATGCGATATCAAAATCTGATGGAGTGGATGGAACATGGGATATCTCAACAAAAACATATACTGTAACTGGATTAAATACAGATAATGGATGGATAGATATAAAAGCCACTTATTTAGAAACCTTATCCGTTAGCAAAAGATTTTCTATATCAAAGCAATATGCCGGGGAAAAAGGTGACCAGGGCGTACCTGGTAGAACGTATTTTATTGAAATGTCATCGGGTATTTTAAAACGTGGACAGGATAATAAAGTATCACCAAACAGTATAACTGCAAAAGCATATTACAGAGATGGGGATAAGGCAGAAAGAAAAGAGTATAAAGGTAGATGGAAAGTTCAAACATCAACTGACGGATCTACTTATAGTGATGTTTTAGCAAGTATTGTGGATGAATCAGAAAAATCTTATACAGTTGGATCATTGGACAGAAGTGTTATATATATAAGATTTATGTTGTATGAAGCTGGAGGAAACAGCAATCAGCTCGATATACAAACTATTCCAATATTGATTGATGTTGATGCGCTTACACATGAGGAAATTTTAAATCTTTTAACAAATGATGGTGCGATTAAAGGAATTTATAAAGAGGGAAATCAATTATACATATCCTTTACTTATGCAAAAGGCGGAACGTTGAAGCTTGGCGGTCCGAACAATGGATATGGAACATTTGAAGTATATGATGCGGACGGAAATGTTATTTGTAAAATAAATAACACAGATGGTTTTAAAAATATAAAAGGAAGCGAATGGGCGCAAATAAAGGAATCTATATTCAGCGCAGGATATGGAAGTCTTACAGACGGAGTACTCGATTTATCAGCTCAATATGATGATGGCAGACATGTGGTATTATCTGCTATATCAGGAGATTTGATCTTTAAAATAAGTCGATATTTTAGAATAGAGGGGTTAAAAGCAGTCACAAGTGGAAGTTCAATGCTGTATAATTCTTCAAGTTATTATGCAGGATATTCCTCCGCTTCCTCTAAACGTTACAAAGTGCTTGGCAAAACTGTAAGAGAAGACGAATTGGAAGACCTCTACAGAATCAAAGTAATCTGGGCGAAGTACAAAGACGGATATCTTATGGAGCAAGACGAACGGTGCGGTAAAGAAATGCCAATGTTCATCGCCGAGGACATTGACCGAAGATTCCCAATTGCCGTTGACCATGACGAAAAAGGCAAGGCTGAAAATTGGAACTATCGTATTATGATTCCTTGTATGTTTGCAATGCTGAAAAATGAGCATGAGAAAGTCAAAGAATTGCAATCCGAATTAGAATCGATCAAAACGGAACTGACTGAATTAAAAGAGTTTATTAATCAATACATAGTAAAAAAGGAGGTATAAAAAATGTCTGACAACAAACCTATCACGCGAGAAGAAATGTATCTCGCAAAGTTAACTGGAGATTATACAGGGGAGGTGCCAAAGCCAATAACCAGGAAAGAAAGATATCTGTATAAACTGTGTATTGATGGAATTGGAACCAGTAAAGAAGCCGTAGCAGAAGCAGTCCAGACGTACCTGTCCGATAAGGGCGTTGGACTTAACATGGATACAGATGGCTATGTGAGTTTAAAAACAACGGAGGTAAGCAATAATGGCTGATACATTTAAAGGGATAATCACAGCAGATGGAAAGAAACGGCAGCTACCTTACGGTGCAGTGTTGGACAGGCCAGTTTCTGACGCAACGTTGTCTAAAGAGGGCGGGTTTGCAGATTCCAAAGCGGTAGGGGATAAATTTGCGAAAATAGACAGTGAGACTGCTTCGCTAAAGGAAGATATAGTTGCCAATTCAAATGAATTGTATAATAAAGAAAAGGAAGAAATTGCTGTCGAGCCGTCTGATTACAACTTATTAGAAAATAAAGTTGCGTATATTGATACTAATAATGAAATTATGACATATGAAAACGCAAACGCTTATGTGATGCACAAAATCGTTATTAGTGGAGAAAAATATAGAATACTGTCACAAACACATGGTAGTGTAAACACATTGTTATATGCTATATGTGATTCGAACGGTAAAGTGATAAATTCAGCAAAAATGGGTGTATCGCCAAATACTTATATCACAACTGAAATATCAATACCATCGAATGGTGTTGAATTATATTTGAATGAATTTCCAACACAGACATATCCCTTAGTGGTTAATAAAATAGAAACTATAAATATTTCTAAAATAAATGGAAAAGAAACTGTAAATTGTTGGGGTGATTCACTCACTCGTGGAGTGGGTGTTGGTGATTCATATTCTAAAGCATTCCCATATGTTTTATATGGCTTACTTGATGGTAGAGAAGTGATTAATTGTGGTGTAGGCGGAGAAAATACGATTAACATAGCTTCAAGACAAGGTGGTTTACCAAATATTGTAAAGCCATTTACCATACCTGCAAATGCAAGTAAAGTAGAAGTTAAATTAACTAACATATATGGTGGCAGTACTGGCATATTGTTGCAAGGTGGTTCGGCATTAGACCCAACGACAGGTAAATATGTTATGACCGCACAAATAAATCCCTGTTCTATCAATGGAGTAGAGGGTACACTTACCTATGAAAATGGAAAATATTATTTTTCTCGTTCCGAAAATGGAGAGTCCGTAATTGTTTCTCGCCCAACTCCCTTAATTACTTATGCAATGAAATCAATGCGTGATAATATTAACATTATATGGATTGGAACTAATGGTGGGTTTACTACCTCAGCCGAACTGATTGAATGTATAGAAGCAATGATTGACTATATGAGTCCTATCAACAAAAAATATATTGTGATTGGAATCCATCACTTAGTTAGTACAGTTACCGAAACGTTTGAAACGATAGAAAAAAATATGGCAATGCATTTTGGTAGGCGTTATATAAATCAAAGAAAATATATGATTGAATATGGTTTATCTGATGCGGGAATTACACCAACGGTTGAAGATACAACAGCCATTTCAGAAGATAAAATACCACCATCTTTATTATATGATACTGTTCATTATAATGATAAAGGCTACAATATAATTGCTAATCTTGTTGTTGAGCGTGGAAAAGAACTTGGTTACTGGTAATTAACTAAAGAGGGCTTTAGAAACCTATTATAAAAATGGGTATGATTTTGATGGAGAGCTTGCCGAAATCCGATATGAAGGATATGGATGGAATGGCAATCCTATGCAAAAAACAGAATCGAGTTACATGAAGTGTATAGAAGTTTCGGTAAAGCCAAACGAGTTGTATTCTTTTGACTTGCAAATAGGAAATGACTGGATTGGAATTGCGTTTGTAGACAAAAGTAATAATATAATAAAATCTTACATCAAACAAGCAAAATGGAAGACTTATATTGACTACAGAGCAAAAGCACCTGAAGGATCAGTAAAAGCACTGATAAATTCCAACAAGAACGGCTCTATTGGTGCCAGCATTTTGACCAACAGAAAATATAAATATATTCTTCCGCGCTATTATAGAAATCATCTTGATGTTAAAATCGATGAAATCAATTCCGCGATTGCCAAAGATGAGGGTCAAGATTATTATGGCGTTGGATATATTTTTGTAACTGATATTCATGCACCCGCCAACACGTGGACTTTTTTGCCGCTAATTGAGCGAATAAGAGCCTTGACCAACGCAAAAATGCTGATTAACTGTGGAGATAATGTGCGAGCATTGGGGACAAAAGAGGATCTTATATCGGATTTGCGCGAGGTGATGAACAAGACATTTTCTGTTTTTGGCAAAAAAATGATTTATGTCATGGGGAATCATGACTTTGTTATCTCTGATAGTGATGCGTGGGGAACAAATATGGTTATGATTGCGAAAGCATTAAATTACCAGATTAACTTATCCCCTTTAGGAATCTCAACGAGAAAACATTATTATTATGTTGATGATAATGTCGGAATGATAAGACACATTATAATCGACTACACAGATACAGATAAGAGTTGGTTTGTTGAATGGCTTAGAGACACTATAAAAAGCACACCAACAGACTATCATTTTGCATTCTATATGCACTGGAACGTCTTTGAAAAAGACGGAGCTATATCTGATGCTAAGTATCAGTATCTTGTGGATTGGATAAGCGCACTCCAAAAAAAGACTACATTTTCGGAAAATATTAGCACCACATTTGGGGATGTCAAAATCAACGAGGATTATACCGATACCACTCACGCAGTCTGTTACTTTGCGTGCGGGCACCAGCACACGGATTATATGCACGTTGTAAACGGTGTCACCTACTTCGTAAGTGACTGCTGTGCAAATTACAACGATAACGGCGTTGTGAACCGTGTGTCAGGTACTACGACAGATACAGCATTTGATGTAATCTGTGCAAATGTGAAAAAAAGGTCAGTTACACTTATTCGCGTTGGTGCTGGAAGCAATAGAAGTTGGACGTACTGACTGGATAAGGAAGCTTTAGTGAATTAAGTAAAAAAAAGTGGGGAGGATTAAAACCCCTCTCCACTTTGCAGCGACATTATTAACAGCCAGAATCTTCTTGCTTAGATACAGCAAATGTCCTCACTATATTTGCACCAGGAACATTGCCATCATTAATACACTTAGCCATGCGAAGCATAGATATGATTTGTGATGAAGACGGATGCTCCTTGCCGCAATTTGGACAAATTACCTTTTCCGTGTTAATTTGTTCATTTACGTAATAGTTGCAATTACAAGTACAGAAAATTTTCAATTTTAAAAACATTTTGCGACACCTCCTTAATAGGTTGATTATAGCATATTTTTAAAACATGTACCACGACTTTTAGTGAAGCATTGCGCTCCTTAATTTTGAGGGGCGAACCAAATATGAAAGGAATGATATAATGAGCAAATTACAGGAATTTTTAAACCTTGGTGATTATTACGCATCCAACGGCGGATATCTTGAAAAGAAAAGTAATGCCTATCTGGATGATTTTAAGAAAAATGCAGGATATAACAATTACACTAAATTTGCAAGAGATGTAAATAACTGGGGGCAGCCAGGATGCCAGAAGCAGCCGTGGTGTGCGGAATATCAGTTTTGGAAATTGGTGAAAATCCTAGGAATCACAAAAGCCTTGCAGATTATGGGCGGAGGTTTTTACAATTGTGTATCAATCACTAACTGGTCTAAGAAAAAAGGTACTTGGTACAATACTCCAAAGGTAGGTGCGCTTGTAATCTTCCGAAATGGCTCCCATGTTGGAAGTGTGCAGAGTTTTGATAGCTCGAGAATCTATACAAATGAAGGAAATACTTCTAGTGCAGCTGGAGTAGTAGCAAATGGCGGTGCAGTCCGAAATAAGTCCTATTTAATCAGTGATTCTTCCATTGATGGATATGTTTGGATTGACTGGGGGTCTTACGAAGAGACAGCCACATGGAAAAAGACAGGAACCAGAGTAGCAACAGTAAATGATTTGTATGTCCGCGAGGCACCGAATGGATATGTTATGGGTTCAATCAATAAAGGAACCGTTGTTGAAATTGATGGAAAAACAAGTGGAAAGTGGACGCATGTAAAAGTTTCCGGTATCGGTATTGGCTGGATCTGGACTGGATATCTGACAGAAAAGGCAAATTCCGAATCTTCCACTATCACAGACAAGCAAAACAAGAGCCAGGTTCTATTTAAAGGAAATGTTACTGCAACTGTTCTGAATGTTCGTACATGGGCTGGAACTGAGTACCCAAACATTAAAAAATATCCAACTCTCAACCAGGGAAATGAAGTGGAAGTAATGAATTTTACCCAGAAAGATAAAAACGGTAGTAAGTGGTATTATATCCGTATTGCAGGAAAGTATTATGGCTTTGTATCTGCAAAATATATTAAGAAGCAGTAAAAATATCCCGGGGTTAATTTCCCCGGGAATTTCTTTTTTTAATTACCGACAACATCAATGAGCCAGTTCGTCAGTTCATAGAAGATATCATTAATTATTCTTCTGGATTTTTGGGAAAATATCTAGCTGGAAACCAATCTCGTTGCCTTTCCCATAAGCGTTTTTAGTATCTTTTGAGTAGGCAACCTTTTCAATCAAACTTTTAAGCATTTTATTCTTGGATTCTGTGTCAAGGCTCCAATAGTTATCAAGTAGCTCTTCACAGCGCGGGATAAAATCCGACTGTTGTTTTATAATGTTCTCGTCATGTTTGATTTCTTCTTTTAATTTTTCTATAGTATCGGAGCATGACTGGATAGATGCGGATATTGTTTTGGCACGTTCAAGGAAAACCTCAGTGGTATAGATACCCTGTTCGAGTAGGTCATATTGTTTTGCTTTTTGGGCGTTTAAGCTTTCCAGCTCGTTTTCTTTTTCATGTATGAGATTTTGTTTAGAAATTATTGTTAAATCAATAGCCTGTGAAGATGTATTAATATCATTGTTTAACTTATATTTCTCCACAATCTCCCTAATTCCATCAAGCACAGCTTTTTCAACCAGAGATAACTTGCTGCTCACTGTGGGGCAAGACGTATATGGACACATGAGGGTATCTTCCTGCCCGCGCTTTTGATAAGGGCGGCGAACCATGGCGCGACCACATTTGCTGCAATAGACAATTCCGGAAAGCGGGTTGCGGATTGAGTTTTTTATACTGATTGGGCGAGGTGGGTTCTTTTCCCGTATTTCCTGGACGGAATTATACAGATCCTCTGATATGATAGCCGGATGTAATCCATCGCAAATAAGAGTATCTTTTGATCGAGGGCGTGTCTTAATTACTTGACCAGTCTGTATAGTCTTTACTGTTTTTCTGCCATTCCACCGGATTTTTCCTATGTATACCGGATTTGTCAGAATCCCCTGTATACTAGCAGGAGTCCAATCACCGCCCAATGCAGATTCCATTCCCATTTCATTTAATTTCCGTGCAATCTTCGCAACTCCAATTTGTTCGCAGCCATCACCGGCATACCAGGTGTAGATCATTTTTACAATCTCAGCTTGAGTCGGAACAGGTCGGAGAGTATAGCCTTTTTCTTTTTCAAGTTTTACTCTTTCGTATCCGTAAGGTGGTTTGTTACCACAGTATTTCCCTTCTTTTACTGATGAGATCCTTCCGGCGTTCAGTCGGCGCTTGATGGTTTTATATTCTCTTCGGCTCATAAATAGTCCAAACTCAAAATACTCTTCATCGAATTCGTTGTTTGGATCATATATTTTTGTGGGGGTAATAATTTTCGTGTCAGAATACTGGAAAGCCCTTGATACAACGCCTTGGTCGATGGTGTCACCTCTGGCAAGACGTTCCACCTCTACAACCAGGACTCCATCCCACATGCCGGATTCTACCTCGTGAAGAAGTTGCTGCATAACAGGGCGATCGGCGATAGTTTCTCCAGATACCACTTCGCGGTAAATTGCGCCCACAATGTACTCTTTTTTCTTTGCAAGATCTAACAGGATCCTCTGATGCCTGGCAAGTGTTTCACCCTCTCCATGTGCTTCAGCTTCCCGATCAGCTCTGGATTTCCTTAGATAGATACATACTGATTCATTCATTTTATCATTCTCCTTTTTTACTTGTGCGATAATCCAGGAGATGATATAATTATGGTGTAGGTAAGATTTTCTCCGGATTATCTTATTTATTAAAACCGGTTCCTGTTGGTCGCAGGAGCCGGCTTTTTTATTATTTATTCTATTTCATCAATATCAAGAGAATATCCAAAGACTTCTCCAACATCTGTACATTTCCCTTTTAAAGTAACTGTCTCTCCTTTGGTCATGGAAGCTACTTTTGTTTTTTGTTCATCATTTTTTATGTAGCATTGAACTCCGATAATCTCAAAGTCTCCATCAGCCATCAAGTCAATATACTTTCCAGAAGCGTCAATGTTTGTAAGTTTTCCAGTAATTTCAAGATATTTATCTTTGTATTTATCAGACGCTCCCATGGCATTGTTATCAAGATCTGCCATCATATCATTAACTGATACGGAAGTGTATTCTTTTGGTATATCTTCTTTTTTACTTGATGTAGAATTTGTAGATTTCGTACTGGAATTACTATTACTTCCGCCTGTCACCGCACCTATAGCACAAAGGATGATAAGGGTAAGCAGAATCCACTTAAACTTTCCACCTTTTAATTTCTTCCGGCACTGCGGACACACTTTAGCGTCTGCCGGAATCTCTGTTTTGCAATATTTGCACTTTTTGGTCTTTTCCATAGAAAATCCTCCTCATATGGTTTATTTTATCTGATTGTACCACAGCACAAAACAAAATAAAACATAATAATTTATAACAACTTGACAGATTTCGACAAAAATAATACTTGACTTCTAAATGACTTCATGCTATATTGAACATAAGAAGTCAATACGACTTCACAAAAAGAAAGGAGAAACCAATGAGTATCAAAACATTTACGTTAAGACTCACAGAGGAACAAATTGATTTTGTTGGTGAAAAGGCAAAGGAAATGGGGGTGAGCAAAAACGACTATATCCGAAGATTAATTGATGGAGACATTCGTGCAGATAAGGAAGATAGAATTTTGCAGGAAATTATCGAAATCAAGAATATGCTTGAAAAGAGCATGAAATAAGAAAATGGTGCCTGCATAAAAGCGGGCACCTAACCAATTACAATAATTTATATACTTAGAGTAAATTGACATTTATTTATCATTACAATAAAATGGAATTTACGACAGAAAGGAGAACTATGGGTAGACCTAAAAAAGAGATTACAAAAAACACATACTTCCAAATCAGAATGGAACAGGAAATTTATGATTTGCTTGTTACCACAGCGCACAAACATGGCGTATCTAAAGCCGAAATTGTGCGCCGTGGAATTGTCGAACAAGCAAAACTTACCAAGGCATAGACCCAATATGCCATTATGGAAAGTTGTGTTATTTTATACATTGCTTTTCGGAAGCGTGTACATGATAACACACTTTCTGTAAAAAATCAATATTTTTTTTATAGAAAGGATAAAAAATTATGAACGAAATTATTGAAAAGACAAATATTATCACATCTATGGAAGTGGCTGAAATGATTGGAAAAGACCACAGCAAATTACTTAGAGACATCAGAAATTATGCTGCACAATTATCCGAAGCCAAAATTGGATTGGGCGACTTTTTCACAGAAAACACATATCTTGACGCAAATAATCAAAGCAGACCTTGTTTTGATGTTACAAAGAAAGGCTGTGAATTTATCGCAAATAAGCTGACAGGTGCTAAAGGTGCCGTTTTTACAGCTAGATATATCAACCGTTTTCACGACATGGAGGACGCAATCGAGAATCCTCTTTCTGGCATTTCCAAGGAATTACAGGCTGTTATCGTAGTAGACAAGAGAGTAACCCAGGTTGAGAAGAAAGTGGATATTGTCCGGCAGGAACTTGAACGCCTGGAATTTGATTTGCCAATTCTCCCGATCGAAGCTGATCGTATCACGGAAGCAGTCCGCAAGCGTGGCGTGGACATCCTGGGTGGAAAAGGCTCGAACGCATACCAGGACAGGTCAATGAGGCAGCGAGTATACAGTAACATTTATGCAGACTTAAAAGCGAACTTCCGTGTGCGCTCCTACAAGTCAATCAAGCGAAACCAGTGTGACTCTGCTTTGAACGTGATCGCACGATATGACGCACCTCTGTATCTCCAGGATGAAATCTATATGATAAACGGACAGCACTCAATCTGGGACGACTGAACGAAAAAAGTAGAATTTTCTCGATTTTCGTCAAATACAGAATTAATGTACGAAAATTTGTGCAAGATTGAGATATTGTATAATTGTTATATTTAGAGTATAATATAAACTAATTTGGGAGGAATTTTATGAAAGGAATAAAAAAGCTGGTTATATTTTTTCTGTTTGGGATAATGCTCACATTTCTTGTTCATGCGCCGCTATGTGAGAGCATTGATCCAACAGATTCCGAAGTGATTATTAAGGCGAGTGCCAACAATCAATATGTGATACATAATTATACACAGGCGGTTGTATCTGAAGCAGAGCAGCAGCCATTTATTGTGAATAAAAGCAACAATATTTCTGCGGAATGCAAATGCCATTTCTTTTTCAATCGTTCAAGGCAAAAGGAGGGCGCACTTTTTAAGCAAAGAGCGAGAAGTATGATCCAATCCGTTCTATGTTACTGAGAAGAGGGTATGATGAAATAAAAGAGAACAAATGTTCTTGCTTGCGTGATATTGGAGGGACGGAAAATGGATTACAAAAAGGAAATTATTGAAATGATAGAGAATACTGAAAATGAGGGCAAGTTAAAATTTGTCTATACGATTCTTATTAAATATCTGAAATCAAAGAAGCAAGGGGATTAACCCTTGCTCCTTTTGTTTAGCGATGAAACTATTTGTTTTATTGCTTTCTTATCTTCTTTATCGAGTGCTTTGTATTCCTCGATAAAATCTAAGATGTCAGGTTCCGACATAAGATTTCCAATTATGGTTGCATAATCATCATCGCTTTTAGAACCCATGAGGTATGTCGGTGTTACTTCCAAAACGCCACATAGAAGTTCAATAGTGTCCATGTCTGGCTTACACTTATCTTTTTCCCAGTCACTAATTGAATTGTGCTTTGCATTGATTTTTTCTGCAAGTTGTTTCTGGGTCAGCTTCTTTACCGTTCTGGCTTGCTTGACTTTCTCGCCAAATGTCATTATCGTTTCCTCCCTTCATAACTAATAATAATATAAAAATTTCGGACTGTCAATAAAATAATTTCGATTTTTTCGAAACTTCTTCTTGACATTCGGATATTTCGAAGTTATACTATAATTGTTCGATAGGAACGAAATTCAAACAGAAAGGAGAAATGAAGAATGTGCGTTGGTAAGAAAATCAAGTCATACCTTGAAAACAACGGCATAACACAGACATTTGTCGCCAACAGAACTGGAATTCCTGTTCAGAAACTCAATCTTTCTCTCAATGGAAATCGCAGATTAGATTTCGATGAATACGAACTAATTTGTGGGGCGTTATCCGTTGGGACCGACAAGTTTCTTGAACCAAGGTTGCCAGAAGTTAAGTAGAAAGGAGTGTATGAAGATGGAAGGAAAATCAATCGCCGGACTTACGGACTATGCTTTTGAGATGCTTGGATATGATAAAGAAAAGATTCTCAAGGCAGTAGAAAATTGCGTAATGGCAATGGGAGAATTGACAATCGCAGAAAGCAAAGTTGCCCGTAAGCATCTGGACTCTGTTATGGAAGAAATGTATAAGCGGAGTCAAGACACCTTAATAAATACTATTCAGCCTCGTTTATAATCTTATTTTCATGAACGACAAAATTATAAGCATAGTTATAGGCTTGTACATACTGGTTGGACAGTGACAGTACATCAGAAGAATTAACTTCATCTTCTCTGTTTAATTTATTAACTTGTGCAGTTGCTTGGATATAAGCTAAAGCAATATTGTGTGCTGCCAGTTCTGAATTTATAGTACGGATTTCTGAAAGTTCACTGTAACTTAAACCAAAATTATCGGGCATAGCAAATTCCTCCTTTCCAAAGGAGAGTATAGCATAAAAAGGGAGTGAGTACATATCAAAAAAAGAAATTATTTCGTAGAGAAATAGGTGGTAAATAATGGGAGCAAATAATTTTACACACTTTACTGGAAAGAAATCTTCGTTCAAAACTAAAAAGAGAAAGAAGAAAGTAAAAGTGAAAAGAGTTCATAAAAACAAATATGAAAGGAGCGTAAATGGACACATTACAATTTAATAAAGCCGTCAGTCGGCACTGCAAAGAATCTGGTGGAGACTGTTGCAACTGTGATCTGCGGCTTTACTGTTACCTATCGCCCAGCGAGCGACCAGATGAGTTAGTGAGCCTGGTTATTGATTTTTTGCATAACCACATTGAAAGCCATGGTCATTATACCCATCACAGTGCGGCTTCATTTCCGTGTATTGATGATATGGACATGAGCACCGCAGTAGGCGGCGACTGTTACCAGAAACCTCATACTCCTCATAAATAGTGACGTGTTTATGAATTTTATGACAGTGGTACAGTCTTGAGATTGTTTCAACCATATTCGTCTCCTTTCCTCAATACTCAGCATGTCAGTGCCTGCGCTTAAAGGATAGGAGAATAAATATGAAAAGTCAAGGTAGGGAGGTGAAGAAAATGAAACGCCATCCGATTATGGAATATGTGGTTCCAGCAATTGTAGCAAGTGTGGCAACAGTTTTAATCCGTTTAGTGCTAGGGTGGTAAGAATCGAGGAGGTGATAACAAATGTTCCACAGAACACCGTCAAAATATGAAAACATGACAAAATGGGAAATTCTGGATTCCATAAACAGTGACCCTCATTATTCACATGGGAAAATGGCTAGACAAGCACACAGAGCGTTACGCAAGTATGGTGACGGATTACCAATTATTTACAGATATCCGAATTTCCCCTATTTGTTATCTGCATTTGCTGGAGGATTCTCAGCTGTGACCGTATTCATTTTGTTTTCGTCAATGTAAACATTGATTACCTGTCCAGATTTGTACAGTGCAAATAAGCTGATTACGATGGCAACAATGGACAGGACAACAGGGATATACCACCGTTTGCGGTCTCTTACATAAGAATCATAAAAAGCTTTTCCGGCTGACTGAATGCAGACAATGGTTGGTGTGATTCTTGAATCGGTATCTTCTTTACTGTATTTAATGAACCCGCGTTTCCCAAGATATTCTATTTCTCCTTTTTCTGAATCGGAAAAATCAGACAACAGTATATCAGTTTTATAAAGACGTTTTAACAATTTGATTTGTGAACCAGAAATTTCCATAACATCTCTCCTTTCCAAAGGAGAGTATAACACAAAATCCAAAAAACGAAACAAAGAAAGGAAAAATAGTTGACTGGAGCAAAAAATCAGGTAAGAAAGAATCTGTAACTTCACAGTAATTAAGGAGGAAAACATGAAGAAATTTGAATTAACATCAGAAACCAAAATTAACATTTTCGGGAAGAAGCTTTTTCGAATCAAGGCGCTCATATCATTTGGGAATGTAGAAGCCGGAGAAACTGGCGGATGGGTAGAAAAAGAAGAAAATGTAAACCAGTCCGGCGATGCATGGGTGTTCGGCAATGCAGAGGTGTTCGGCAATG